CAGCAAGCTCCTCTTCCCACTCAGACACACGTTGCGCAATATCCGCAGCACTCCCCGACATATCCGCCTCGCGCCCCAGCAGGCCAGCCAGTTGACGAAGACGATTCAGATTTTCTTCTTTTGTTGCCATCTCAGCCTCCTGTGAAAAAAGACACGGGGGCATTTCGCCCCCGCTCACGGATTATTTCACCTGCACCACCACAAACTCATCCGGATCCGGCAGCACCATCAGCGGTGCGGACTGCGTCATGGTGAATTCACGGGCCGGATCGCCCACAGTCAGCCAGTGTTTCGGATAACGGGAAGAGGCCACCACACCTTCGGACAACGCCTGCGCATCCTGAATGGCACCATAGCAACGAATGCCCTCTGCTGCCGTATTCCCCAGGACCAGTGTGCCCACCGGCAGATAACGTTTTTCGGTACCGTCGTCTGCCACATAAGACGTTTTCGCCACCACAATGGCCAGATCACCGTAATACCCTTTGAAAGACACCACCGCTCCCAGGTCTTTCACTGCCGTTTCGAGTTGTGAATTTGAGCCGCGACGGGTATCCAGTTTTTCGCGGAACAGCTTAAAACCATTCAGCAGACGCCAGACAGTACCGTCCATAATGGCAATATTCACAAGACCGCTGGCCTGATCGCAGTAGAGGTCAATATCATGCGTCGGATCAAACGTATCACGGTCCTGCTCAGACCATTTTTTACCGTCGGCCTGCTCAATGTTATTTCCTTCAGAGCGTCCAAAATCCACCTCGACAGTATCAAACTGATCCCCTTCCATGGTGTATTTGCCATACAGCACGGCATTCACCGCCTGCATTTCTTCCACCTGGACAATGGCATGCTCTTCCTGTTTGAGGTTATCGGTGATGATACGCAGACGACGGTAGGCCGGGTCGTTCAGCTGAGCCGGATCTTCACCGGGAAGACGCTCAACCGCCTGCTGGTAATTAAATTCGTGTTTCGGCTTGACGTAGCCCGGACGTAACACGCGGGTTTCACCACCGCGATGACGCAGCACTTTTCCTTCAACAACCGGGGAGACATAGGCCGCCACCGGCGTTTTTCCGGTAATTTTGTCCAGCATCACCTCTTCGGTATGGAAATTCACCGTACGGCGGAAAAACAGCTCCAGAAACAGCGCACGAAATTTCACTTTTTGTTCGGTATAACCGAGTAACTGGCGGGTCGTAAACAATCCCATAAATCAGTTCCTTTCATTCAGAAATCAGTCAGGCCACCGCGGTGGCCTGATAACGTGTTACGGCAGCGCCGCGTGACTCAGGGCACTGCCGGCAAAGGCATTTGCCTTTTTGTGTTCATCCACACTGTCAGGCCAGCGGATTGCCTCCGTCGCAAAGGTCCCCGACTTGTAATACGTCAGTACCGTCTCTGTGCCTTCAAGCGGCAGTACCAGTATGCCAACCGCACTACCGGCTTTCTGTCCGTCCCAGACCACCAGTTTCCCGGTAGCTTCATCCAGCATCAGGGGCGTCAGTGCCGGTGTTGCCGAGGAAATCCCGCTGCTGCCTGTGGCGGTATGAGCCGGATCATTACCGGCAAAAATACGTACTTCCGCACGCTGTTCAGTGATGGTTTTCGTTACCATATTGTAAAAACCTCCTGTTGATGGTCAGCACTGACTTCATGGCATAGCCATGAGCATTTTCACGTCCGCATCACCGTCTGCTGACGTCTGTGGCACGCCACCCTGTACCGCTGCCGGTGAATGGTTCGCCATGATGCGTTCAAACAGGGCGGTTGTGGATGCAGAGACCGGTTCTGCCTTACCTGATCCCGCAGCCAGCACAGCCCGGGCGCTCTCCACAGTCATTCCCGGGCAGGCAGCCAGCTGTTCAGCCTGCGCCTCAGCCCCTTTTGCCTCATCCAGTGCCATGATCTGATCACGGAGTGAGGGTCCGGCATCCGCCTGCGGTGAAGCAGCCAGGATCGGGCGGGCTTTTTCCACCGTCATCTCCGGCATCGCCGCCAGCGTTGCCGCCAGTTGTTCACGACCGTTCGCTTCTTCACACGCCATAATGCGATCGGCTTCACTCTGCGTGGATGCCACCGGCTGCTGCGGTGCCGCCGCGGCCAGAATCGCCCGGGCCTGTTCAACGCTCATGCCCTGTTGTCCTGCCAGCATCGTGGCAAGCTGTTCACGTCCTTTCGCTTCCTGGCATGTCAGGATCCCCATCACTCGCTGGTTCTCCTGCGCGGCGGCTTCCGTTGCAGTTAATTGCGGCATAGTGCCTCCTCTGACATTACTGTTCAGCGCCGTGGCCATCACACTGATGGCATCCGACGCATTGACTAATTCATCCGCCAGCCCGGCATCAATGCCGGACTGACCTTCAAAAACGGCGGCCTCTGTTCCCGTGACGGCATCAACAGACAGACCGGTAAACATGGCCACTTTTTCGGCAAACATCCGGCGCGCCGCATCAATGCGCTGCTGCATGTCCTGGCGAACCTCTGCCGGTAAGGCTTCAAACTGATTGCCATCCACCTTGTGCGCCCCTGAGTAAATCAGCGTGATATCCACACCGGCCTGCGCCAGATGACCGGCATAGCTGACATGGCTCATCATCACGCCAATGGAGCCGATACGGGATGTCTGGGTAACCAGCCGTCGGGAGCAGGCCGACGCCAGCAGCATGGCTGCAGAACAGGCCGTGTCATTGCACAGTGCCCAGACCGGCTTCTGCTGACGGAGGCGGTAAATCATGTCAGCGCAGTCAAACGCGCCGGCGGCCTGCCCGCCCGGACTGTCAATGTCCAGCAGTACGCCCCGCACCTGGCTATCCGCCATTGCCTGCTGAAGACAGGCGACAATGCCGTCATAGCCTGTCATTCCGGAAAATGGCCGCATCCCCCCCAGCCGGTGCACCAGCGTGCCGATCACCGGCAGTACAGCAATACCGTTCACCACCCGGTAAACACGGGCCGGTCGTTTACCTCCGGCCATGTACTCGTCCGTTTCAGCCAGCATTCCGGGAGCATCAAGCTGTACCTGCTGCTGTGGTACCGAAAGACTTGCTGCCCCCATCTCGCGCCCGAGCGCGCAAAAGAAAACCCGCGCATAGGCGGGCTCCAGAAGCAGCGGTTCATTGAATGCTGCGGCAATAATGTGTGAAAGATTACGTCTCACGGGGTGTTGTCTCCTCTTCCGGCCTGCGACTCTCCGCTATCTGCTGCTGATACGCCTGCGCTATCCACACCGGACGTGAGAGTCCGGCTTTTTGCCGCTCTGCAGATTCCCTGACCTGCTGGCGGAAAATGTCCTGATAATCCTCGCCCATCAGCGCCAGCTCTTTCTCATACGTGCTCAGTCCGGCCTCAATGCGCATCACCGATTCCTGAACCTCCTTGAGCCCGTCAATGGCCATTCTTCCGGCACCAATCCACTCTGCCCGTGACCAGGCTGATCGCGCCTGATAAAAATCAAAACGCGCCCGTGGCGGACGGATAATCCCCCGAAGAAGTGCCTCTTCCAGCCAGCAGGAAAACATCTGCGTGGCCAGCCGGGCCGCAATAAATTTTCGCCGCCCCATAAAATAGCGCCACGACTCATTGGCAGAGGCCCTGGCACTTGAATAACTGACCTTCGAGTAATCACGGGACAACTGTTCGTAGGAAACGCCAAGACCGGCGGCGATATACCGCAGCAGCGCCTGTTCAAGCGCCGAAAATCCATTGTCTGAATCCTGCGCAGTCTGTAGTTTCAGATCATCCCCGGGGAAAAGGTGCGGAATTTTGACACCACCCAGCGTCACGTTATTCGTGTCATACCAGCTGGAGAACTTCTCCAGAATATTAATAAGCGGATTATCCTTCTGCCCCTGCGGCGCACCGGCGATATATTCAAAGGCCTTTTCGGTATCAAGGTCACTTTCAATCGTCGCTGCATACATGGCTTTCACAATGGCCGACTGAAGCTGTGTTGCCTGCAGGGAATCGAGCATCTTCAGCCGTTCCATGACGCTGTAAAACTGGTTGGCCCCACGGGTCTGCCCGTCCTCCACCGGCTCGAAAATATGCAGCATGGCCGGACGCCCGGTGGGAAGTTCACGCGGGATCCGTTCCCATCGTCCACTCCCGGAGAACGGAAAATCATCCTCACAGATATGGTACGCAACGGCACGGCCATATCGATCGACCTCCACCCCGGCCCGCAGAAAACGGTTCCCCATACCGTGTCCTGGCGTGTCCACCCGTTTCGGACTCACGGCTTTAAAACGCGTACGGAATAACTGCGTGGTTTCCGTATCCCAGACCGGCTGCACAAAGATTTCGCCGTTAAACGCATGAACGCCCACACCTTCACGGATAAATTCCGTGAACGTGCGTTTTCCTTCCACGTCGATCTCGCCAGACATCCCTTCGGCGTATTCCGACCAGGCCGCCTCCACCTCATCGACAAAGCTTTTTGCTGCGGTCTCCCGCATCCCCAGCCAGCGCCAGTTCGGACGGTAGCTGATAAGAAACATATGCCCGACAATGTGATCCTTATGCAGGGCCACCGCATTGGCCGCTATTCCGTTATTGCGCACCAGATCATCTGCCCGGGCATTCCCCAGACGCAACGCGGGCAGCAGGGCCGCATCGGCACTCTGCGCCGGTGGCAACCACTCCGCCATTTGCCCGCCAAATCCTGCACCGCCCCCGTTGTAGCTGAGACTCTCACGAAGCGGAACGCCGTTCACATCAATCAGGACAGGCGTTCGTTTCATAACCTCACTCCCAGCGGACGACGGCGACGCCGGGTTGTCCCCAGTACCGACTCCGCATCATTGATCGCCCGGTTAAGCTCATCCAGAGAAGCCGCCGTATATTCAATTCTGCGACCATCTTTCTGGACAGACACCACCCGTTTACCGGTTAATAAATCAAGGCGCGCCTGACGCAGCGCCTGCAGTTCAGCGACTGTAACCATTCACTCCTCCGGACAGCTTCGCTGCCAGTTCTTTCAGGGTTGGCCGGGTCGTCTCTTCTTCCCGGGATTTTGCCAGTACAGCCAGATCAAGCTGCCAGCGTTGCACGGACACACGTAATGCCGCGTAGGCATACACCAGGCAGTCCAGCGCTTCGTTACGCCGCTTTTTGTTATCCCACAGCAGACGCATCTTTCCTTTTTCCCACTTCTCCACCAGCTCTTCCGCCACCAGTTGCTGCGCCTCTGTCTGCGAAAAAATCTCCGGATCATCAGGAAAACGGATGGCATACGACGTGGCTTCATCCGCAGGCGAGGGATCGGCTTTCATACGGGCATAGAGAATTTCTTTTGCGGTGTCCGTTCCCACTTCACACAGATACACGCCCCGCTGATTGCGGGTTTTTGGCATGGTGATCACCGGCTTGCCATAGACAGATGCGCCTTTTACCGGCAGCACCCGGAAAACACCGTGTTTTTTTGATCTCTGATAAACAATTTCACCATCGATCCCCCCGGTGTCCCAGCAGACACGGGAAATAGTCATTTCGGTGCCATCCGCATGGCGGTATTTTTTGTTGATCGCCGCATCCACACGTAACAGCGTCTCTTCCTCATCAGGACGCCCCATAATGATGATTTTATCCACCAGAAAGGCTTCCTCTCCCGGAGCCCATCCCCAGACATACATCTCAAAACGGTTTCGCTGCGAGTCAATGCCCGCCGTCAGATAAACCACCCGGGCAGGCACCGCCGCCGTGTAACGCACCACCTTATCCATCAGTACCTGGTGATCGAGTTTTTCGCCCACGGCCTCTTCCCAGGTCTCGCCCAGCGTGGTGTTCACAAAGGTTTTCAGGCCGTTGGGATCTTTCAGTGCATCCAGCCAGTCATAGACAATCTGTACCCAGGTGGTGAACGGACTGTACGCCGTCCAGATATGGAACGTGATGGAGCGCGGCGGCGGAATTTCATCACCCCGGGCGCTGAAAAACGTCAGACCGTCACGGGTCCACATGCCCGTGTTTTCACAGATCCACCGCCCGTTGCTCTGGTCCAGTTCAGACTGATGGATCACGCAGCCATGATGTTCACAGAGGTAGAAAACACTTTCAGGGCTGTCCTTCTCCCATTTAAGCCCAAAAGGCGTGGACTCATCGCCAAATTTCAGATACTGCTCCTCCCCACAGTGCGGGCAGGGCACATAAAAACGCATAAAATGCGCCGACTCGTTAGCGGCTTTTTCGATCTGGCAGGTGCCTTTGATTTTAGGCGTCGAGCCGCGAATGGATTTTGGCCACACCGACCCCTCAATACGCTTATCCCCCAGCAGGGTTGGCGAGCCCTCTTTTTCGACATCCGGCTCGAACGAGGAAAGTTCGTCATAGCAGACCACGTCCACGGATTTTTCACGGTAGTTTTTGGCGGCAGCGCCGCCCAGGCACCAGAAACCGACGCCCGATGAAAAGCGTTTCAGCGTGAGAGTATTGTCACGATGTTTACGCCCCAGCCATGGGGAAAGGTCTTTCAGGCATGGCACGTTCCGAATCGTCGCCTCCACGTGAGACTTCATAAAATCTTCAGCGGCAGAATCCGTGGGCTGAAAAAGCAGACTGTTTCGGGATTTATGCTCAATAAAATACCCGACCACCCCCAGCAACATCTTTGTATAGCCAACACGGGCAGATTTAATCAGGTTAACCGTGCGAACCTGGTCGTTACCCATACAGTTCATAATGGCGATCTGGAATGGCAGCGTTTTCCATTCTCCCTCACCATATGAAGATTCTTTAGGCAGATAATAATTTTGATCAGCCCATTCAACTGCCGTCATTGGTACAACCCTGACCAGAGGCTGCAGCGCAACCGAAACGGCAGCCATCATATTATTCAGTTGTTGCTCTGATATATTCATCGAGTAAATCCGGTAATTTATCCCCTGCCCGCGCACACTGATTTGCCCCCTTAGCAATAAGGGTTTTCAGATGGTCAAGATGGCGCGGTGTTAAATCAGAAAACTGTCGCTGCATGGATAAAGGGATGGAATCAAGCGTACTGGATAACGCCATTGCCAGCTTACTGAGGGCAAAAATACAGAACCCGGTGTCAATAAGTTTTCCTTTTGACACCTCATTTTTTAACTGCTGTGTAACAGCCTGTTCTGCTGTCAGTTCCCATCTGGCAATAAGCAATTTCTCCTCATAGTCGTCTTCGCTATCGCCATCAGGCACATCGTTTTTACTTCTCCTCAGATACGATATGTAAAAATCGCGCCAGGCATCCAGATCCAGTTGCCCTCGCTTATTCGATATCGGGGCACCCGGCAATTTCTGCAATCTGCGAAGCTGGCGATCGGTCAGACTTAAATGCCTGGCAACTTCAGTCTGCGTAGCCACTCCTCACCTCGCAAAAACTCTCACCTCACAATCACAACAAAACCGGTCATGTCCGGTTTACATGTCTGTTTTTTGTTCATGTCCGGTTCACAGAAGACCTGTTTTTATATTTTTCATATAGTTAACTTGAAGAGAAACCGGACATGGATCCCGGAAAATTTTCATAAATAGCGAAAACCCGCGAGGTCGCCGCCCCGTAGCCTGCCGGATCGCCGGAAAGGACCCAATAAATGATAATAATTATCATTTATATAAATACCATCACACATCCCACGTACACCATAAAACCACGACAAATAATCAATTTTGTCCAAGTCATGCATTAATTGATCTGTGTCAACTTAACGTAAAGACATCTTAAGACAATACAAATCAGCAGCACTGAACACGGAAAAACACAATGTCATCAAAAAATAAAGCTTCCCAAACCAGATGATTAATCAAATCCATATTGCCCTTGAACGTAAGGGATCGGGTAATTTTTCGGCATGGGTTATTGAAGCCTGCAGGAGAAGGCTGGCAACAGATGCAAAGCACCTGCGCCCGGCCAGCATGAAAAATAACGAGAAATGAACGTTCGGTTACAGGAACCGGTAGCTACTGTCTTCTAACAATATTTCATCTTCATATCCGGCGAAACAAGACTTTACCCTGCAGGGATGTACTGAATAGCAACAGAGTGATAATTAACTTCTGATAAAATAATCAGGGTGCTGAAGGACTAAAGATAAATGTTTTCTTCACGCCTTTACGCGGCTTGTCCTTCTCAAATCGCCATTTTGCCATCGCCTTTACAACCTGCTCATCAAACAGATGGTGCGGCTCTGAACGGATAAACTCAATTCGGGTGACAGTACCATCAGCACCAATATCAAACTTCACATCAACCCGTCCCTTTATATAATTTGCCGCGGCATAGGCCGGATATTGTGGTAATGCCTTAACCAACTGTCGAGGCATATCTGTTTTATGTTGCGTACAGCCCATAACCAAAGAAGACAACAAAATAATTAACGGAAGATTTCTTTTCATTTTTATTCCCGGCATAGATAAGAATAAGTCTTATTCTAACAATGCAGCCCTGTCGGTCATCAATCCTCTGCTTAATGGCAATGACAATTATCCGACTTAAATCACAAATCAGACACATGACATAACAGAGTTTGCGAGGTAACACATCGTCCGGTTTCTTCCACCATCGCACCGGACCAGCGACCATGAGGGGACAACGCCGCGCTCCGTTAACACGGTAAACCCCGGTGTGTATCGTTTTTGATTATCCCCGCACACTCGCGCAGAGGAGTCTCCCTCTCGGGCTGTGGTCTCTGTTGATGCGGGAATACGGCGACGATACAGTGCATAGTTATGTCAGGCTAAAATGCCTTTATCAAATCTGGGTAACGCAATCTGCCATTGTTGGCTCCGGTTGTGGTGATGATGTCAAGCAAGCCCATCTTGACTATCTCAACTAGTCGATTCATGACATATGTCACATTTATACCAACCAGATCATTGCGTTGAGTTTACAACTCAATAATTCTTGGTTGGACGTCAAGTTTTGACGGTATTCGGGTGGCAGTTGATAGCAATCTTGGAACCGTCCACCTAATAGCTGCTTGTGTGGCGTTTAAATTGTGGAGTGCTCGCAACAGAACTTTTCTTTCTTGTTTGCGAGCGATGTTTAGCAACTTTTAAGAGAGTTAAGTCATGGAGTTTTTGAAAGAGCATCATTTGCCTTCAATAATTTTTGGAATTTTTTCCGCCATTTTTTGGATTATTTCATGTTTTGCATCTTCCAAAGAACACCCACCAAAAACGGAACAAGGCAGTTTCTCATCACTGGGTTGTTTTAAAGCCATTGAAATACAAAGTAAATGGAATAAACGGGCTGCTTTTTGCGCAGCGTTAGCTGTTCTTGCTCAAGTATTTAGCTTTTAGTTTCAAAAGTGTAAATCAGAACCACTCGTATAGCGGGTGGTTCTCTGTTTTATTCGTGTTGCGACTAAAACTAACTAAAATCACGCATATAAAAGATAATGGGAAAATTATCGCTATCATCGAAGGCATTGCGTCCTAATGTACTCCTGCAAGTAGTTAACCTGCGCGGTTATCCTGTCGATTCCACTTCGGAGACGGTAATAATTGAGTTCAGCATCTGCTGTAAGTCCTAGGGTTTCTCCATTGCCCATGCCGCTGGCTCCGGTCGTTGACTTTGCACAGGTGGCGGCGACTTGCAGGCGCTTACGCCCAGCAGAAACATCAGCACGGAGACTTTCGATAGTCGCATTAGCATCAGCAAGCTCCTTTGTGTATCTGGCGTCAAGTTCTGCTACATCACGTTGCCGCTTCTGCATATCAGCGATGATGGATGTGGCTTTATCGCGCTGCTCTTTGTAGGCGATGGCGTTATCACGGTAATGATTAACAGCCCATGAAAGGCAGACGATGAGGCAGATGACCAGAACGTAGATAATCGCGGTTACTCTGCTCATTGTTGCCCCCACAAACAGACTTCACGCTCAATCTCACGGCGAGTCATCAGCCCTTTCCATTGCTTACCGCCAGCGTATGTCCAGCGCCGTAGCTGATCACATGCGCCTTTGATATCGCCCTGGTTTATTTTGCGAAGAAGCGTCGATGTTCTGAAATTGCCAGCGCCCACGTTGTAAACGAACGAGTAAAGAGCGCCGCGCGTTGTTTCCGGTATATCGACGTTGATGTACGGGTTTATTTGTCTGGCGACCGTGGCAAGGTCTTTATTCAGGAGGGCTTTGCATTCTGCTTCGGTATACGTTTTACCGGGCATGATGTCTTTTCCGGTGTGTCCGTGACATACAGTCCATACGCCAACGATATCTTCGTATGGTATGTAGCTGACACCTTCCAGGCCATCGTCACCACTCGGACCAGTGATGAGCACAGACGCTATGGCAACAGCCCCACCACCAATAGCAGCA